TCCGACGCCACGGACCTGTTCGTCGGTGGCGGTTCAGGGGCCTGGCTTCGGGTGTGGACGGTGGCCCAGGACCTGGGCTTCGGCGGCATCGGTGTCTATTTCGACACCTACTACAAGGGTAAGCCTCGAGTGATGTTCCACTTCGACATGCGGGCTCCGCGGATGTTGTGGGTGCGTCGCAGCAAGAGGTACGTGTACCTTCGTCGTCCGCTGGAGGCGAGGGCCTTCTTTTCGATCCTGTCCGAGGAAACGCTACGGTAAAAGGTGTTGCACTGATGTTGATCGAGGAGCTGAAGTTTTTCGGGCACGCCCAGCAGATGAGTGGCGTGCGGGACCTGTTGCGGGAAAGGATGGAATCCCTTGCGCAACAGCTCTATACTGCGGAGCGGCGCAAAGACATTTTCCGTTTGCAAGGTCAGCTGGTGGAAATTAGGGATCTGTTGGCCTTGATCGACGACCCTGAGCGTTACTTGCCTACATACCGGCCAAGCCGGCGTAGCTAGAGGAGTTTCCAACTGATACTTGATTTCTACTCAAAGACTGTTGTACTTCACCAGCATGAGCAAAAAATACCGCATCGGTGAGTTTGCAAAACGGGAAGCCCCCTTCACCATTCACGTGGTCAAGGAACACAACCAATGAAAGTCACCCGCATCCTCTACAGCCGCCGCCTCAACGCCGGTAAGTACGCCGCGCTGGAGGAGCAGGCGCGCCGCCTTGGGCGCATCCGCTCCGAGGTGCGGCAGCGGTTCGGTTCCATCGCCGGCGTGGGGTTGCGGGATCGTCAGGTGCGGGACGCCTGGCTGCGGGAAGGCCGATCCTTCGACGTGTCGGCTAACGCCTGGAAGGAAACCCTGCGGGATGCGCTGGCTGACATCAAGGCGCACCGGGAGGCATCTAAGGTGAAAGTGCGCCAGGCCATTCGCCGCCACACTCGGGACGAGGAAGAGCGCAAGCGGCTCTACACTCTGCTCAAGCGGGACGAGTGGACCAAAGACCCGTACCTGCGTCGCATGATGCGCCGCTACTGGAAGCGCGGGCACAACCACACCTACAACCAGATCTTGGTGCGGTCGGATAACTACACCGTCTTCGAACGGGGTGGCCAGTGCTGGATCAAGGTGCCGAGTTTGGAACGCGGCAAGCGCATCGCCATCCCCCTCGACACCACCATCGACCACGCGCCCAGCGGCACCCTGCGGCTGATTCTCCGGGACGGCGTGGTCGAGGTCCATTTCGCTGTCGAGGCCCCTCCAGGGCGCCCCTGTGGCGATCGCGAGATCGGTGTGGACAAGGGCTACACGGAGGCGTTCGTGGACTCCGACGGTGAACACCACGGCGAAGGGTTGGGTGCGCTGCTGCGGGCCGAGTCGGACTACCTGAAGGTCAAGAACCAGCGGCGGGCAAAGCTGCGCGCCATCGCCAAGAACACGAAGAACGAGCGCAAGCGGCAGAACATCACGCGCCACAACCTCGGCCGGAAGAAACTGAACCGCCGCGCCGCCAAGGTGAAGGCCCGCATCCGCGACAAGGTGTTCAAGGCGGCGCACGCCATCGTGGACAAGGCAGGGACCATCGCTGCCGAGGACCTGACCGCGCCCATGGCCGGGCGCTCGTTTGGAAAGAACGTCAACCGGCGGCTTGCGGCCTGGACCAAAGGCGTCCTGGCCGAAGCCCTGGACGTAGTATCTCAGCGTCGAGGTTCGACGCTCGTGCTCGTCAATCCTGCATACACCTCGCAAGTCGATAGCCGTAATGGTTGCTTTTTGGGCAAGCGGGTCGGAGATCGATTTTACTGTTTCGACGGGGAGGTGTTGCAGGCGGACGAGAACGCCGCGCGAAACGTGCTGGCAAGGCTCTACGACTCTGAGATCGGTCGTTGGACGCCCTACAAGCAGGTGCGCTCCATCCTGCTGGCACGGACCGAGCGCCTACGGTTGGGACTGCTCAACCAGGATTCCAGTTGCAGATCTTCGGATCTATCAACGGAAAGCGAATTACCTAACGCGCAACTGTGCGCAAGCTTTTAGGAACAGCTCAGGGACTTGCTGGCCTTGATCGACGACCCTGAGCGTTTTTTACCTACATACCGGCCAAGCCGGCGTAGCTAAAGGAGGACGATATGTCTGCTGTTGAAGAAGAGGTAACCCTGCCCAGCGCAGTGCGCAAACAACTGGAAGAGGCGGAGGCGATCGAGCGCGAGCTGGCCTCCGAAGGAGCCCAGGAGTCTGATGCAAATCCCGAAGAGCCTGTGGATGAAGCGAAAGAAGGAGAGGGAGAAGCTGCTGGCGCTTCTGAGCCGCCTGCCGAAGCCACGAATGAGCGACCTGAGAAAGCGAAGGACGTTGACTACTGGAAGCGGAAGTACGAGACGCTCGAGGGCAAGTATCGGGCGGAAGTGCCGCGACTGCATGACCAGACTCGTGATCTTGCCACCCAAGTCCAGAAACTGACTCAGGAACTGATGACCCTCCGCATGGAACAGGATGAGCGGAAAGCGGAGGAGAACCGCGAGCCGGCTCCTCATGAGATGGTGGTGCCCGCGGACGAGCGCCTGCTCACCAAGGACGACGTGGATCTTCACGGGGAGGAGCTCGTCGACCTCGTGCAGCGTGGTGCGAAGCAGGTTGTCATGCAGATGGGCCTGCACAACGTTCCCGCCGCCTTGGAGAAGGTTTCCCAGAACCTGGACACGCTCCGCGCGCAGGTGGAAGAGCTTGGTGGGCAGGCTGTGAAGACATCCAGCCAGCAGCTCTTGGCCGCCCTGGCAGAGCGCGTGCCCGACTACGAGGCCATCAGCAAGTCCGAGGAGTTTGCTGCCTGGGTCAACGAGGTCGACCCGCTGTCCGGGCGTACCCGCATCGCTCTTGCGCAGGAGGCCGCGGCTGACTTCGACGTGGACCGCCTTGCCAACATCTACCTGGCGTTCAAGCAGGAGATGGGGCTCGACGCGCAGCCCGCTGCCTCTGCTCCGCAACCTGAAGAGCAGCCGGCACCTGCCCCCGAGCCTCCCGCAGCGAAGTATGTCGAGCCGGCCCCCGCCGCTGCCCCGACGATGGAAGGGGTTGGTGAGGGGAAGATCTGGACCGAGGAGGAGTACCGTCGCATCTACGACCCGCGCTTTATCCGCGAGGTCGGAGAGAAGCGTGCGGCTGAGCTCCAGCGCCTTGCCGATGAGGCGGTACGTGAGGGGCGTATTCGATGGGGTTGACGTAGTAATTGACGCAGCCTATCATCCAACTATAACCCTTTGATACGGATAATGCCGCCAAAGGGTTGCAGGCCACAGACGGCGTAGTCGCCGCGTGGGATTGATTGCAAACAGTTCATTTTGACTTAGCTATTGTCTTCAGGAGGACAGTGAAATGGCTACGATCACTCCCGCCGCGACTACGCCGGTAACTGGTAGTTTTGTTACCTCTCCCGCGTATTCCGGTACTTTCATTCCGGCCCTTTGGTCGGCCAAGCTCAACGCCGCCTTCTACAAGGCTACCGTGTTCGGCGAGATCGCCAACACGGACTGGGAAGGTGAGATCAAGGGCCTTGGAGACAAGGTCGTCATCAACAACGTCCCGGCGATCGCTGTAAGCGATTACCAGGTCGGCATGACCATCACTCCGCCTGTTCCCACCCCGAACAGCGTGGAGCTGGCCATCGACAAGGCCAAGTACTTCGCCTTCCAAGTGAGCGACGTGCTGGCTCATCAGTCGAAGCCGAACCTGATGGACGCCTTCAGCAACGATGCTTCCCAGCGCATCAAGATCGCCATCGACTCGACCGTTCTGTTCAACAGCTACAACCAGGCAGATGCGAGCAACATCGGCGCTACCGCTGGTGTGAACTCCGGTGCCTACAACCTCGGCACCGATGCGTCTCCCATCGCGCTGACCAGCTCGAACGTTCTGAGCACCATTCTGGCGCTTGGCTCCGTTCTGGATGAGCAGAACATCCCCGACGATGGCCGCTGGCTGCTGATCGACCCTGTGACCCGGATGCTCCTGATGGAGAGCAACCTGGCCCAGGCTCAGATTACTGGTGACACCACCTCCCCGCTGCGGAACGGTCGTATTGGTCGCATCGACCGCTTCACGGTCTACGTCACCAACAACCTGCCTACCGGCGTCGCCGGCGGTAGCTGGACCTCTGGTGACGGCTCCGAGACCCGTGCCGCTGGCGGTACCAGTGGCCCGCTGCGGATGCTCCTGGCCGGCCACAAGGCCGGCATCACCTTCGCTTCGCAGATGGTGAAGATGGAGACCGTGCGTAACCCCAACGACTTCGGCGACTTCGTGCGTGGCCTCGACGTGTTCGGCCACTCCGTGGTCAAGCCCGAGGCGCTGACCTACGCCGTCG